AATAAAAAATGATGAGGTATATATCTGGATAAAAGAAAGAGATATATCAAAAGATATAATAGGTTGGGAGTTAACAATAGTTCCAGTTAAAGATGCAGTTGATTATGCAAAAAGTTCTTTGCTACCAGAATTATTAGGTAATGATTTAGGGTCTTATAAAAAATATATACAAGATATTAGGCCACCTAAAGGTGAAGAAATAAACCCAGAACAATTAATTAAAATGAAACTACCTAAGAAATTACAAAAAGATATATTAAGCAAACCTATCAAACTAAGTAAAGCTAAGGCACAAACAGATAGGTTATTTGCATAAAAAAGGGGAGCCATAAAGACTCCCCCGCAGCAAGGCAACACGACTAATTAGGAACCTAAGTTATCTTGGGTTCCTTTTTTTTTTGGGCCTTACGATAAAGTGACGGATCACCCCATCGCTTAGTCCAAAACCAGTTACTTAATTTACTAGCATAACCTTCTAACTTATCCATGATACAGTTATGCCAGAAGTAATATCTAAATTTTTTGTATAATCTGTTTAACATCTTCTTGTAGTTTTTTACAAACAGAGTTTGCATGATTAATTATTGATGCACAAAGACTTGCATGAAATGGATGAGTCTTTAATGCTTCTCTAATCTTAGTGACAGGCTTTCCACCATAATCTATAACCACCATATTGTTTTTATTTAAACCAATCTTAAGTTCAAACAGTATTCCTGTGTGTTTTAATATCTCATCTTCTTTCTTTTCTGTCATTGTTCTCTCCTTGTTTCACGAACTCTGCACTAATTCTAGGATCCAAAGGACTTAGTGAAGATAGTTTGTTCATGATATTAACTACTTCTCCATATGGTCTAGTCATTAAGTATCTCATAATATCCATTAATTGATCAGATGTTATAAGATATGTTTTCCCATTAACTTCTTGTTGTTTTTTTTCTTTACTCATTGTTCCCCTCTTATTTATCAGTAAAATATTTATTGAGGGTTTGTATACTTTCTTCTGCTGAAGATATTTTATTTACCAGTTTATCCAACTCATCAATGAACTGTGGATGCTCACCAATACCAACAGCTGAATTAAGATAAACAAGTGCACTAGCATACGCATCTGCTATCTGTGCCTCGTATTTTTTTCTTAACGCATCTAACATCAGTAACTTTGTATCCATTAGTATCCTCTGTATTCATAAAATGTTTTTTCTATATACTCTTCATCTAGCAGGTAAGGATTACTACCATTTTTAAAATCATGTAGTTCCCTTAGTTCATTAATAGTTTGAGATAATGTTTTATTTTCTTGTAAACATCCACAAACTAAATCTATAACTTCTATAAATGCTTGCTTTACTCTTGCCATATTTCAATCTCCTTTATTAATTTATCTAAATACCAACTTGCTTTTTTTAAATCCTGTAAAGGATTACCTTTAAATTTAAACCTCCCAACATACTTAATTATATTGCCCTTAAGGTATCCGACAAACTCATCATTAGTCATATAATCTTTTATGACTTCAATAGTTTCTCTGTTACCTTGTTTATAATGATTAGGATGATTTACAGGATCATCATGATCAATAGTATAGTTATCTTCTGATTCAAGAATATACTTATTTCCATTATAAATAATTTCTTTTTTAACGTCTGCCATATTCTCTCCTAATAGTTTTAATATCAATAGTCTCTATGTTATAGTTACCATCTTTAACTCCTCTTTTAACTACTAACCCACTCCACCATAGATGCTGAGTATCTCTAGCAAAATGTTCTGGATGACTTAAATAACATCCTGCAGATAGCCCATGAATCTTTTTACCATTAGGTAAAGTAGATATAGCATAATCTAATAAATGACTATGGCCTACTGTAGCAGAAACTTTGTGTTTTGTCAAGAGAGTTCTACCAATATTTTCACCAGATATAGCTGACCCCATAATACCAGATGGGAAGTGATGTGCATAATAAATACCATCAACAACTTTAAATTGTTTATATGGTATTTCTTGCCAACCATATTTCTTAAATTGTAAATCAGATATTTTCATAGTGCCATCTAACTCTGGATTTTCTTCTACAAATCTATCTATTCTATCCTCATGATTACCATGTAGCATTATCTTTTTAAGTTTATGTTTTCCTAAACCTTTATTAAACAAATGCAATGCTTCATGCGAATGCTCCATATCTTTCTGGTATCTTCTACCTTCAAAAGATTTCTTACCTCTGTCATATGTAGACAGAGAATCCATACTACAAAAGTCACCCATGCATATTACATGTGTCGCTTTTATATCTGCGGCTAGTCTACCTGCCCACAGAAATCTATCATTGCTTGCTTTGGGTGTGCAATGCGGATCACCCATTACTAAATGTGTTGCCATTAGTTTAACTCCTTTTCACGTTTGGCTTTTAACCATTCTATAAAATCAATAACATTATCTTCTTCGTCAAACTCTGCTACTGCATTCATGCTTAGGTTAGATCTTTCGGGGTTTTTTTTATCTGCGGCAAATCCTTTTAATCCATAAACAAAAATAGATTGTGGATCTTGGGTTGCCATTTTTATCATGCCTCTAGCTATAGTAGAACATAATTCGTATTGCTCAGTGGTCATTTGAGATTTGCTATCCATCATAATACCACATGTAAATCCTTTTTCCCATGGGGAAATTAAAACTTTTATGCAATTCTTAAACGTATCTTTTTTCTTAGTCATGCCAATACCTTTTTACGTTATCATTATTATACTCTAATACTTTGTGTTCGAATCCCCTTTTCATACTTTTCTTACCAAAGTACTCTGCTTTTTTCTCGTCATCAAACACATTATTACTAAATAATCTATACTCATTATCTTTTTTATTCTTAAACACTACAAAATACAAATGCATATTAACACAGAGAGTAAGTAGAAAATAGACCCCTCAAACTATTCCCCATTACTCTCCATGTCATCCTTCTTAGGATTGGTTACAGAAGTATACCAAACCCATTTAGGATTCTTTCCCTTGGATTGCTGTTGTGGTAAGTGTTGCAATCCATCTCCCCAACATGGCACTTTGTATGGACAAAACGAACATACAGTGCCTAGCGTTCTGTTGCCTGTTGGTTTACCTCTGAAAGTTTCGGCTATGTCATCGAAACATTTCTGGAACTCTGTTTTATTTTTTAATGCGGTATAATTATCTGCTGCAATTTTAATATATTTATTCTTATGTTCATCTTGGAAATCTGGTGCTTCACATACAGTCCATTCACCTGTAGACTTATTGATAGCTATCCAACCACCGAAAGGCTTTCCCATACCTTCTGCGTAGAGAAAACCTTGCGATGCATAACCAAAGGAATCATTATTAACTACTTCATTAAAGCCCCCCTTCTCACCAAACTTATGCTCAAAGGAATACGGTGACGCACTCTTAATATCCCAAATCTTGTTATCAATCTCAACATCCAATCTTCCAGACATAGAGTCTTCTTTAAATTTATACTTAACTTCTTTTTGTTCGCTATCAATTTTAACTCCTGCAGATTTTAAAACAAATATAGCTAAGGCCTCTATCAAATCTCCAAATGTATTTCTCATTTTATTATTATAAGGTTGTCCATCACCTTTAATACCTTTTGATTCCATTTGTAGTTGACAGAGTGGCCTACCTATATTCGACATTCTAGGTTCAAAACTATCCCTACGCTTTTCTGAGAACTGTCTACGCAAGGCACTTTTACATGCCTCGCCAAACTCCTCAACTAAATCCTCAGAAATAGCGACAGGATTGCTAGATACTTTATCAAGATATATTTTTACTTTATCTAGTATTGTATTCATTAAGATGCCAATACTTCCTCTGGAAGTTTATCGTCCATCTCTTCCACAATTTTAGCGTCTTCACCATCTTGATCATTCGGTTTCTTTGATCTAGAATTTTTGTAAGCTGTAAGAACTTCATCGTTTTCTTTCTTAACAGCCTGTTGAAACACAGTTAGAGTGTCACTATCCTCTTTTGTAAACTGCAATTCAGTACCAGACTTAGTATCAATTACAGGAACATAAAAAGTGTTACCACCTTTTTTCTGTCTTTCAGTATCAATAGATAGCACTTGTTTAAGCATAACTTTACCACTATCTTTTAGTCTTTTGATAGCATTACTTACAGGTAAAAATGCTGTACCAGATACTCTGTACAATGTAGGTAGATTTTCTACCTTGTGCTTTTCGCCATTAGCTAAGACCCCATCAAAAC